GCCCAGCACAAAAAAAGCGGAGCGCCGAAGCGCCCCGCCCGTTGCGACAGCTCTACGCCACCAGTTCAATGAACGGCGCATACCCATCCCGCTCCTTGCCATTCAGGGCAATGGCTAAATCACCCACGCCCCCGCCACGGTCCGTCACGCGCTTATCCTGCACAAACTTGACAGCCGGTTTGTCCCAGTTGGCCATCAGCCCAAAAATCTCAAACCGCTTGCCACTCGGCTTGGTCAACGGGGACGGCCCACCGGTCAACTGAATGGTTGCCGTGGGATTAGCCGCCAGAAACGCGCTAACCGCACGCTCGCTGATAGGCTCTTTAGTTGCCGTGCCGACCAATTTGGTTTGCTTCTTCGTTGCCATGGTATTCTCCTTTCTCATGGCGCTAGCTCAATGCAAGCTAACTGTTCGAAGTATACCGCGCCGCTACCGTCTAAGCAACTTCTTTTTTATCGTTGTGGTCACCGCAATCGACCACGGATCCTGGATCTTTTATCACAGATCTAAACTCAAGGATCGCGCGGATCATGGACATCCAATCACATCTGCGAATCAACGACGACCAAATCGGGTCTAAATCCGCCTTCTCCATCAAACTACGGACCACGGACCCTGTGTAAAGATCAACAACCCCTCTCTCTGGATCACCGATCACTATAAACGACGACCCCCCAGCTCTGATTCTATTGTAGTGCCACGCTATTTGGTGAGGACGGACGATAATTCTCTTACTGCGCCTTACCTTTAATTCAATCCAAAACTCATAACCCTGATAACACCCGTTTAAATCCGGAATTCCTGGCGACGCCCACGACTCTATGCGCGACCAATGTATTCCAGAATTCTTAGTTCCCTCGCGTATCTTTTTCCAAAGATCGGTCTCTTTCATGCTCTCCCTCTTTAGGCGTTACGTCAAGCATCGGCTTGTATTGGTCGTGAATCTCACGCAAGCGCTTAACGACGTCCCCCTTATCCATCACGTCTATCCGACTAACCAGCACTTCCTTACGATCTATATACAGACCGCCCACCTGACCCCGTGCTTTTTCTGCGTTGACGGCGGCAGAATACGCCCCGTTATGTAGAGCGACGTCACGCAGTTTAGCGAGCTGTTGTATATGATCTTCGTAAGTGACTTCATACTTGCGCTGTAGTTCTAGACGAAACTCTTCTACTCGTTCAGACACATAGGGGTAATGGTCTTTATCAAGCAATTCAAAAGCCCGAATGCTGGGATGTTTGTACCCTGCTCGCCTTGCGGCTTCGGTTGGTCTACATTGATTGACGACCAGTTCGTAAACAAACGTCCTTTGTTTATCTGTGAGTTTTTGACGACGAGTACCGGCTTTGTCGTAGTCTGACATTTGTTCTATTTGTTGTTTGTCAGGTTTTCTTGGCTTGACTTTACCGGCGTAGCTGTTTGGCGATCCGCTCATCTTTCCCTCTTTCTAGGCCCCCCTAAATGTAGCTCAGAACGTCGAGGAAGTATAGGTTTAGAGATCGCGCGCGTGGCTGCTTAAGAGAATCGCTACCCTTTGGCTCAACCTATTGTACCTATTAGACGTTATTAGTGATAAATAACTCCCTAATAGCCTTTAACCTTTTGATTTAAATACAGTATTTCCAAACCTATTACGCCTATTAGCATTTTTAAAATTTTTGGAACTACACTACTCCATTTCATTCTGAGATGACATATAGGTCCGCGCGCCGATCACCGGGGGTTACTTGCCCACTGCGATTATAGCCTTAAAATGAGGCGGCGTAGGCTTGTGCGTGATTTTCAATGAATTGCAGTGCTTGTGACCGTTCTGCAAAGTCGCAGCGACTTACGAAGCCTTGTGCGTCCTCCCATATTACGCTTGTGTCGCCAATTTTAACCTCGTCGGAGAATGCTTTGGCTTCGTCTGCGTCGATTGTAAACACGCTGTAGATGGTGCCGGTAAATTCTTCGTCTTCGGCGTTTATGCCTGGGTAGTGGTTTTCGCCGTCACCGTTCATGACGCAGTTCCAGAGCCAGTTTGTGAGCCCTGATTCGCCTTCAAATTTACCGAAGCCGTTTTTGGTCCCGATAAAATCTTTAATTGTCGAGATAGCAATGTTTACGGTTACGTGTTCCATTTAGCCCTCCTTTTTTTCCAGGTGATTGTGAAGCAGTTCAATACGCTTGACGGTTGCCCGTGCCGAGGCTTGAAGCCCCAGATTGTGCTGCGCGACTGAGATGCCGCCTATGGTTGACCCCGCGCAGTGACTGTATATTTGCGCTTCGCTGAGCCATTCCTCTATTTCAGCTTTGTTGCATTCAATTACCACGCCGCGTTTGGTGTGTTCGATGATTTTGCCTAACGGCGGCGAATCGCGTTCACTATGGTTTTGGAAAAAGCGCGGTGGGATGCAAACGCGATAGGTGCCCCCTTGTTCCATGGCAACCTCCCTAAATTTCGCCCCATCCGGCACTGCGGCGCAACCACGCATTGTCTTTGGCTGCGGTTTCTTCGTGCCGCTGTATTTCCTGCATAACTTGCGGATTACTGGCGCATGTTTCGCAAATTGCGCGAGCGCCGTGCGGGTCGGTGTTGCCGCAAAGCACGAATACCTCGCGGTAGTCATCGGCCACTGAGGTAAAGGTGGCAGCGAAACGCCCGTTAGGTTCGTAGTAGCTGACTTTATTTTGGCAAGTGGTCATTTTAACCCTCCATAGGTTTGCTTACCCTTTATTGTAGGGCCGGACCAAACACGACACTAGTTTCTTTTTATCCGGCCCTGTTAAGACCGGCTTTTAGATTTTAATTACGTTCAGTGTAGACCGCCCCCGGTGCATATCCACGGCCTCAACCCGTATTTCTTGTTTGGCCGTGTCAACGGTGTACAGGTAATTAATGTCGGAGTGTTGGCCGTCGGTTGGTTCAATGGTCCCTATTTTCCAATCGCCGGTTGGCTCCGTGCCGGTTCCGTGTTCCTGCATGCCCAGAGCAATCAGCCAGCCGCTGGATTGCGATGCGTTTGCACGAATGCGCCCGTTGATCATCCAGCGCATGAATTGAGTAAGCACGGGCAGCGTTGTTTCGGGGTTGCCGTCGTTGTGACGGTAGAACCATAGAGTGGTGGTATCGTCCACCACTTTAATGTTTGCGCGAGTTGACATGTTTTAGCTCCCTTTGGTTTGCGGTTCAGTAAGCGTTACCCCTATATTTTAGGGCCGGACCAAATACGACGCCAGTTTCTTTTTATCCATCCGGTAGCCGTGCTGGCTGTTTCAGCGCGTTTTGCTTTATTCTTTTGGTAGTATTTCCTGCAGTGTTCCGCGCGTTTTTCCTTGTTTGCTTGTCGCCATTTCCTTTGGGCTTCATTAATTTTTACTTTATTTTTCTGGTAATATTTCCTTTGGGCTTCATTAATTTTTACTTTATTCTTTTTCTTATAGCTTCTTGAATCTTCATTAAGTTTTTCTTTATTTGCTTGGTAGTATTTCCTGTGTGCTTCAGCCTCTTTCGCTTTTTTTTTTTGTTAATATTTCCTGTTGTATTCAGCGCGTTTTTCCTTAGTTGGGGCCATTAGCTAACGTCCTCGTTACGGGCTGCGATATACGCGTTGCCTTGGCTGTCAAACCCAGCGTAGATGGCGCAATCCCATTCGGGTTCATCTGCGCTGGCTTGCAGCCACCTGTCGAGTTCGGTGTAGGTATAGTCAAACTGTTTAATCAGTTGCTTTACCCAGATGGCCGCAGGTACGGGAGTGCCGTCTACGTTTACGTAGCGTAGAGCCCAGCTAAGTTTTTCCCAGTCACCGTTATGTACGGTGAAGGTTTTAAGCCTGTCTGATGCGTTTATGGACATTACTTGTACCCAAACAGCGTGCTGCTGTAGAACGCGCTTGTAACAATGGTCAGCACGGTATGCTGCGGGTCCAGGCCGTGTTTTTTGGCCAGTGCAACGGCACGGTCTTGCAGCCAGGGTTCCCAATTTGCTTCGTCGGTTGCCCCGTAATCATCTTCGGAACTGAAGTGGCCCAGCACTTCAAACGTTGGAGCACCGGTTGGCCCCCATTTGTCAGTGTGCTGGGCGAGTATAAACCAGTCTACAGTAGCGCCACTGTCGTCAGTGGCGTAACTGCCGCCTTGCACGGTCCACGTGCGATGGTTGGTAGGATCGTTTTGCATAGCTTGGCTCCTTTGGTTTGCTATGGCCAATTATACCCCGGGACCGTATAAGACTAAATTTCTTTTTACTCTTCAAGCCGTAATGGCTCCCTGTTCTGCGGCCTCTTGGGCATAGTCCAAAAGGCTTTTTTCCGGCTGGAACAGCATGTCCCGTTCGATGGTAAGCCCCATTGGACCTTCAATATCGCGCAGTTCTTGGTGACTAACGTACCCCAGTTCGGGGGATCCCATGCCCAAATCGCACAGGCCGAACAGCAGGTCATTATCGTCACCGTTCATTTCACTTATCAGCCAAGTGTTGGCTCCCCAAGGAGTGAAGAGCTTTAGCGGAGGCTTGTGTTCCGCTGCTTCTGAACGATTACGCCAGTTGGCGATTAGTTGACGTTCGATTTCTTTTGTAATCAGTTGCATCTTTCTACCTTTCTTAGGCTGACGTTGCGCTACAGACCCGGCCACCATGCTCGACACCGGTTTCGGCTGCCGTACAGAGTAGCTTGGTAATTGTTTTCAAAGATATCGATTAGGGTGTACTTGGGGTCTAGCCCCTGCAACTCGGCCAAGCCAACGGCCCGTTCTTGCAGGTGTTCCCACCAACGGGCTTCGTTGGCGGGGGCATCGGCCTCTTCGCTGGAAGCAAAGCCCAGAATAATGGCTTCTTGACCTTTGTACTGTTCCAGGTAAGCGTCGGCTACTTTAGGGTCGGCGTAGCCTAACTCGTTGCGATCGGGCATTGCCAACATCACAAGGTACGACGGTACACCCCCGTCGTTGTAGGCGGCATTTTCGTAGTGCCCGTTGGCGACTTGAAAACGCCTACGGCTTAGGCGATTACCGCCGTTTTGTTGAATGGTGATTTGCATAGCTGCCTCCATTGGTTTGCTATGCTTAATTTTAAAGGGGGATAATTTTACGAGCTACCCTTTATTTATCGTTGTGCCTTTACGTGAGGGTTGCTCCCTTATAAAATCTTTAGAGTTAACGCGGCGGGGTACTCGTCTTTGGCGTCTTCCAGGACAGCGAGTTCTTTATATTCTGCAAACACGCCGTCGCGGCAAACGTAGTCCTGAACAAACACTTTGTAGCCCTGATGCTCGCAGTTTTTGC